TTTGCTTTTTTCACGCTAATCTTCGGACCTGCGCCTCGTTTTTTAGTCTTATTAGGATCATATGCCTCTTCTTCATCTTCATCCTTAAGATTTTTAGATAATTCCCAAAATTCTTTTGAACCTAATCTGAATTCACCATGACTATCAGCTTTATACCAAAATACTTGGTCATGTAATTTGTTTGATTTCGAGTTGTTATTAATGACTAAACACTCATAATTTTCAGTACATTGATCCATAACCTGACAAAAACTCTCAAATGTTGGGAACATACCAGCATAATTTTCATAAATGCGCTTTCTGTTCGCAATATAATTTTCTCTAAGAATAAAAACATAATCTATATTTGTTCTCAGCGTTGGAGGAATACCAAGAGGATATTGCATTGTGATGACTAACATGACCTTCCAATGACGCCCGTTCATAAAGAGTAATCGCATCATTTTATCGCGAGTCCATGTAGCATCATATAAACAATCATCTAAAATTACGAATGCTCTAGGATCAATAGTACTGCGTTTATATGTTTCCATTTCCTTTTTTATTTGCTTCAAAACAGTACGTTGTCTTTTTAAAATATTTTCAATAATAGCTGTATTATATTCATTATGGACGAATAATTTTGGTACCATACTAGCATAAAAACCGTTACCTTCTTCTGTTCCAGAAATAACAGTTCCAATTGGGATTTCTTGTTGATAAAAAAGTAAATCTCTTACCAAGAAAGATTTACCTGTATCTCTCTTTCCAATCAAAACTACAACTGGACCCTTATTTTCATTCGGTTTAAAGCTTATACTTTTCATGTCAAATTTCCTTAGTTCTAAAGTCATTACTATTTAAAATATAAATTATTTTTTAAAGATTTTTACGCAATGAGAGATAAATAATACTATAATAGCATTTATAATAAGTTAAAAATAAATATAATTTATATATTAATTAGCTAAAGAATGATAAACGTGAACTATCAAAAAAGGAAAAACCTTGAACTTTTTAAATGTTTAGAGAAATCAGAAACGCTTTTTCTCTCAAATGCACAAAACTATATACCTATTTATAATAAATTCTTCACCTTGAATGATAGTAATTATAATAGTATTAATTTAAATAACAAATGGTATATTTCAAATGTTAATGACGGGGGTGAAGATGATTTTCATTTATTCAATTGTAGGCTTAAAAATTCACAAAATAACAAAGTAAAAGATAAAGATGTCTTTTTTAAGATGGCACCTTTGTTAGATCCATTTAAATATTTAATTGGAAAGTATAATTTAAATGATGAAAAAATATTCGCCTTACCAAAAATCAATTCAACTGAATTAGATTGTCATTCAAAATTTATTGATCAAAATAATTCAGCATATGTTGATGGTATGTTTGTATACTTATCAAGTAATTTAATTTATACACATGGTTTTACACATGGAGTTGATTATTATGGATCATTTTTAGGTATTAAAAATAACTTTATTTTAAATGTTTTTGACGATATTGATTACTTAAATGGTTCTGAATACTTTAATAAAAATAAAAATGTATTATTTAAAATTGATGACTATGAACATTTATTTCAAGATGAAAATCCAAAACTGAAACCTATTACAATTCAGCACAATTCAACTGCCAAATCACAAATATCAATTAAATCTTTTGACAATGAAATGTTTGAAGATGTATTTGATGAAAATATTGTAAATATGTCTGATTTATCATCTGATTTACTTTCTGATCTAGTTGATCTAACAAATACTAATCTTTTGGAACAAAAGGAAACAGATCAACATGTTACATTAAAATCTAACTCAACTTGTTCATCACGTTCATCATACACTGATAATGAAGAAGAACCTGAAGATTGTGATGATTGTGGAGAAATTGAAAACTTAGATAGTGACAAACCTGAAGATGATAAAGACGATGAAGCTAAAGATGATAAAGATGATGAGTCTGAAGATGAAGAAGAAGACGATGAATCTTTTGAAGAAGAGAGACTAGATGTAACTATTCCAAAATTTCCTGTTCAAGTTATTGGAATGGAATTTTGCGAAAATACATTTGACGACTTAATTTTAACTAGTGATTTATCAAAAGAAGAATGGTATTCAGCATTCATGCAGATTATTATGATTTTAATTACATATCAAAAAGCATTTAACTTTACACACAATGATTTACATACAAATAATGTTATGTATAACCAGACTGATAAAAAGTTTATTTATTATTGTTATAAAAAGAAACACTACAAGGTACCTACATTTGGTCGTATATTTAAAATTATTGATTTTGGAAGAAGTATATACAAATTTGATGGAAAACTTTTCTGTAGTGATAGTTTTCAAGTAGGCGGTGATGCTGCTACCCAATATAATACCGAACCCTACTTAAATGAGAAAAAACCTAGATTAGAACCAAATTATAGTTTTGATTTATGTCGTCTAGCGTGCTCTATTTTCGATTATGTAGTAGAGGATTTTGACGAGATTAAAGACTTGAGTAAATGTACTGATCCTGTTCAACGTTTAATTGTTGAATGGTGTTTAGATGATAAAGGAGTAAATATGTTATATAAAGGGAGTGGAGTAGATAGATATCCTGACTTTAAATTATATAAAATGATAGCAAGATGTGTTCATAATCATACACCTCAAGCACAATTAGAGAGACCAGAATTTAACGCATATTCTAGTTTTAAAGGAGAAGTACCTACAGATATAATTGATATCGATAAAATTCCATCTTATATTTAAGAAAATAATAATAGTTTGGTAAAAGTTAATAATATAATTTATTTTATATATTATGAACAATTTTGGGTTTATTATTACAAGACATGTAAATTCTGAAAAAACTAATAGATATTGGAATCATTCTGTAAAATTATTAAGGATTTTTTATCCAACTAAAAAAATTGTTATAATTGATGATAACAGTGATACTAATTTTTTAAAAGCAGAGCATGAATATAGCAACCTAGAAATAATACAGTCAGAATTTCCTGGACGAGGTGAACTTTTACCTTATTATTACTTTATTAAAAACAAATTTTTTGAAAATGCGGTAATAATACATGATAGCGTATTTTTTCACAAAAGAATCAATTTTGAAGTTTTAAATGGTACAGATGTGTTGCCATTATGGCATTTTGATTCAGATAATGAAAATGAATCAAAAACATTAAAAATTACAGAAAATTTAAAAAATATATTTAAAGTTGAACTTAAACTAAAACACAATGCGTCGAGTATGTTTAGTATTATGCTTGATAATAAATGGTATGGATGTTTTGGCTGTCAATCATATATAAATCATAATTTTCTTTTACATATAGAAAATAAATATAACATATCATCATTAACAAAAGTTATACAAAATAGACCTGATAGATGCTGTTTAGAGAGAATTATGGGTTGTATATTTTGTACAGAATCTCCTAAACTAAACACTATAAAATCAATGTTAGGTAACATATGGAAATTTCCTCTTGTATTAAAATATAATTTTGATATGTATGACACTGACTTAAAAAAAGGCACTATAAAAAGAGCGGTAGTAAAAGTCTGGACTGGGCGCTGATACTACATAATGTAGGGAAAATCTTCAAAAATGAAAAAAAGGCACTAAAAAAGTTCCCTTCACATGTAGTATCGAATTTTTTAATTTTTGGAGGAAAGTTTTTTTGAAAAGTGAAAATTGGACATTTATTTTGTCCATTTTTCAAAACCTTGGATATTTTATGTCAAAAATATAATTCTGTGACCATAATTGAAAATTAGCGTCTGGTTACCAAAAAAATAATTTTTATTTTGTGATTGTAATTTTTTTTATAAAAGCTTAAAAAAATAGTCTGTTTCTATTTTATGGAAATATTAGGAAATGATTTAGTGGCAAAAAGTGGCAAAAAAATGGCGAATAATTATTATTGCGAAAAATGTGACTATACATGCTCTAAGGTTTATAATTGGAAGAAACACCTAGACACAGCTAAACATACCCAGGAAACGTTTGGAAATAACTTTGTGGCAAAAAGTGGCAAAAATGATGAAAAATATGTATGTAAAAACTGCGAAAAATGTTTTCATACTAATTCTGGATTATGGAAACACAGTAAAATTTGTATTTATGAAAATAATAAAATAGAAAATACTATAGATAAAAAAGATGAATTGATTGATTATCTTATGAAAGAAAATAAAGAAATAAAAGAATTAATTTTAGAATTAGCTAAGAAAGATTCATATAATAATTGTCATAATACTGTTAATTCTCATAACAAAGCGTTTAATCTTAATTTCTTTTTAAATGAAACATGTAAAGATGCTATGAATATTATGGATTTTGTTGATTCTATTAAACTTCAGTTATCTGATCTAGAAAAAGTTGGAGAACTTGGTTATGTTGAAGGTATATCTAACATAATAACCAAAAATCTTAAAGAACTAGATGTTACACAAAGACCCGTTCATTGTACTGATAAAAAGAGAGAAACTATTTATATCAAAGATGAAAATAAGTGGGAAAAAGATGAAGAGAAACAAAAATTACATAAAGTTGTTAGAAGAGTTACGTGTAAGAATCAAAATTTAATACCAAAATTTAAAGAAGTTCATCCTGACTACAATAAGGCTTCTTCTAAATTTTCTGACCAATATAATAAAATAGTAGTTGAATCAATGGGAGGACCTGGTGATAATGATTATGAAAAAGAAGAAAAAATTATAAGAAATATTTCAAAAAATATAATAGTTGATAAATAAATTTATTAATTTAATTAAATTTATTTATTTGTATAGGCTTTGAATAATCATAGTCTTTAAAGTTTCATCTGCTACTCCTTGTCTAGATAAACGAGTTTTAATCGAGTTTCTCTCTTTTTCTAATAATTCATCTGGTAATATTCCAGGAAATCTTTGCTTTTGTAATCCTTTATTCATAGCCAGAATAGCTCGTTTAAATTTTTCTAGAAATCTTTCACAATCTATAACTGTTAATTTATCATAACCTTCCTCTGTTATTGGTTTTCTCTCTTCTAACATTTTTTTAAACTCAGTATATTTTGTGTAGTAATATATTTTTTCATCTAAGAGAGAACCAATATTAGGACATCTAAATAACACATCTTGATTTAATTCAGATATAAAGAATTTATAATCGATTGCTCTTTCAAAATATGGTTTTACACTCAATGGAGTCTCTTTAAAATCTATATCTGAAAACTGTTTAAAATCATCTACCATTATTTGTTTTTTGAAATCCTGTTTTTGTCTAACTTTTAAATAACTTAGTTTAAAAATAAATGGATTTGCTCTAGTATTTGAAGGGTTTGGAGCTTGAATAGAAACCTTATATTGTGTTTCTGGTGTATTTAAAAACCATCTTATTAAATAAGCTAAATGTCCAGATAAATTTTTAACAATTGTCTCGATATATGCTACATTAGTATCAGGCATGATTAATACATCAATATCTTCTGTTTTGTATGCGGATGTTTCAGGCATTCCAGCCAAAACAAGTTGTATTGCTTTTCCACCTTTGAATATCACTTTATAATCTTGTCCTATCATTTTATTTGAGATTATTCCAAATACAATTAAAGCAGCACATAATACAATATTATAATGAGAGAAATCAATATCTTGATCCATCATAAATGTACCAAATGAGTCATAAGGTTCATTCTTTGTTGGAGTAAAATAAGTTGGAATTATTGATTGATTGATTTTACAAACACTCCATAATTCAGAGACTTCTTTATTAGTTATGGGTATATTTCCATCAGAATTCATCATTTCATTAATTTTAGACCTTATAGAAAGCATTTCACTTTCTTCAAAAATTGGTTTCCAAAATTCAGGCTCAACTTCTGGATTATATCCAGAATCAGATGGTAATTCAGTTGGAATTGTTAATTTAACAATAGGTTTAGGAGGAGGAGGCTCAATGATAGCTTCTACTTCTTCATCTTTTATTAAATTTTCCATTACAGCCTTTTGTTCTTCTGTTAATAACTTTACATCGGCACCCTTTTCAAGTAAATATTTAACTAATTCTTTATCCTGTAATTTTATTGCTGCCGATAATGCAGAAATATTGTTTGTATAACTAAGAAGATTTATATTACCTTTATTAAGTATAAAATTATTAATGAATGCTTTTCTTGTAATAAAGTCATCAATATTATCAAAAATAACAACTAATGATGGAACGAATGCTATTAATGGAGTAACATTTTGATTATAATCATATTTATTAATAGGAATTGAGTTAGTTGTTATAGGAATTAATGTATTTATACCAATTTGATTACTTTTAAACCCATTTTTAAAAATTTCAGTTACTTCTTTAACTCTTTCCATATTTCCTGCTTTAACCGCATATTGTAGTTTTTTAAAAGAATTCATGAACATATTTCTAAAATTATCCTTAATGAGTTGTTCCTTTTTTTCTTTTTCTCCGCCACCACGTAAGCGTCGTGTTTTTTTATTTCTTTTATTGGTTCTAGTCTTTTTTAAATTTTTTTTTGTTTTAATTCTTTTCATTATAATATAAGATGATAAAAAGAATTTAATTTAAATCGAAGATACCTTTGGTTAAATCGAAGATACCTTTGGTTAAATCGAAGATACCTTTGGTTAAAATCCAGGATTATCTGTAAAGACTTGAGTAACTGTTGAAGCGCTGGACCCACCTTTAATCATTGGGTTAATTTGTCCAATTATAAAATCACCAAAAACAACACTAAAATAAACTAATAAAGAATCTCTAATTAATAATTTTAAAGGTTTAGTTTCTTTTTCAACAAATCTCATTTCAATAAATTTTGAAATGAAAAATACTACTGAAATAATAGCAGCAATTATAAATATGTTATCCATTTAAAATAATAATTGGATATTCTTATTTAATATTTTACGCAATTTACTCTAAAATTTCAATGTCGTCAATTAACAAATCAGGTAACAATTCTAATTTAGGTTCTTCGATATTAT